TACTACATTAACTTCAGGTCCAACAGGTACTTTTAATAGTAATGGAAATGGTGCTGTTGGGGGAAACAACGGTAACTGCGGTGGAGATAACTGTCAAATTGGTGGTTCTACAGGGGCTGCTTCTTATTCTGGAAATGTTTCTGGTGGAGCAGGTTCTCCAGTAGGTTCATCAACTAATGGATCAGCAGGAACAAGAGGTTCTGGGGGAGGAGGTGGTGGAGCTCAATATGGCCCTGGATCTACTCAAGGGGGCTCAGGCGGAACAGGTGAAATTCAGTATAGATTTTTAAGAGTAAATTAGTATAGTGCCTTATGGCAAATATATCTAAATGGTTTGGTTATCCTGTATACATAACTAAGTTAGAAAACTTCGAAGAGATTAATAAAAAAATTGTACCTATCATCACTAAAGATATTACTCCAACCAATTCTCAGTACTCACGGACCACGGATGTAAAACCAAAAGAATTACAATCAATAGATGATAACTTACACAAAGATAAAAGATTTAAAGAATTATATATTGAGTTAACTAAAGTTATACAAGGTTGTTTGTCTGCACAAAAATATAACTTAGATTTATTTGAAGTTTATATTACAAAGTCTTGGGCAACTCTATCCGCTAAAGAACAATTCATATCTTACCACAGGCACATGAGTAGTCATTTTAGTTTTGTCTATTACCCTCAATCACATGAGCAAGGTAACTTGTTTTTACTTGATGATGACGCACATAAAGTTGGTTTAACAATACCAAAAAGAGATCCTTATTTTACAGAGTGGGATAACAGTAATTATGGTAAAGCTGAATACCCAGCTGAGACAGGTAATGTAATTATATTTCCATCTATGATATTTCATGAAACAGGTAAAAATACAAAAGATAAACCCCGTATATCTATATCAGGGGATATCATGTTAACTATGAAAGAGGGTGTAAAATCTGAACATAATATACCTTCTCCGTCTACTTGGATGAAGCTCTAAAATGATGTAAAATGGCTTTATGCCTTTAACAAATGTAAAAATAGCACCAGGTATTAATAAAGCAGATACCCCATCGGGTGCTGAAGGACAGTGGATAGATGGTGATTTTGTTAGATTTAGATATGGTCAACCAGAAAAAATAGGGGGCTATACCGCTATTGGACAAGAAACTATTGCAGGGCCTACACGTGCTCAACATACTTGGAATGATTTAGAAGGCAGAAGATATGCAGCACTAGGTACATCAAAAGCATTATACATTTATTACGAAGATAAATTTTACGATATTACTCCACTAGCAACAGCAATCACAGGTGCAACTTTTACAAGCACCAACGGATCAAATATTGTAACTGTAAATAAAACATCACACCCATTGGATGTCGGGGAATATATTACTTTAAGTTCTGTAACAGTGCCTGGACAAACTACAACTTTAAATGGTGCTATAACAGATTCTGATACTACAATAACTTTAACGAGTGCATCAGGTTTTTCTGCCGCCGGAACGGTAAGAATAGGGGATGAGCTAATAACCTATGCGAGTATATCTACAAATGACCTAACAGGTTGCACAAGAGGTACTAATAGTACCACTGCCGTAGCTCATGTAGATACAACTGCAGTAAGAGAAGCAACAGTTACAAGATACAATACAACAGATTTTACAACAAATACTTTTGAAATTCTTACAATAGCTACAAATTCTTTTACAATTCAAATGACAACAACTGAAACTGGAACAGGAATGACGGCAGGTGGAGGAGCTACAATAAATCCTTACGAAGATATTGGTCCAACAATTCAAACTTATGGTTATGGTTGGGGTACAGGTAATTGGAGCAGGCTTTCTTGGGGGTCAGGTACAACGAGTTCAAATATTATCCTAGACCCAGGTTCATGGTCTTTAGATAACTTCGGAGAACAATTAATTGCAACAATTAAAGATGGTAAAACATTTACTTGGAATCCAGCTGATTCAAATCCTTTAGAACAGAGAGCAGTTATTATGGTAGGTGCTCCAACTGCCACAAGATCAACAATAACTTCAGATAGGGATAGGCACGTAGTTCACTTTGGAACAGAAACCACTATTGGTGACACATCAACACAAGACCCTATGTTTATTAGATTTAGTGATCAAGAAAATTATAATATATATGAACCTACTTCAATTAATACGGCAGGAACTTTTAGATTGGATACAGGTAATAAGATTGTAGCTGCTATCTCAGGTAAAGATTACAACTTAATTTTAACAGACCAAGCTGCATATCAAATGCAATTCGTAGGTCCACCTTTTACTTTCTCAATAAGACAAGTAGGTTCTAACTGTGGGTGTATTGGACAGCATGCTGCTGTTTATGCAGATGGTAAAGTTTTCTGGATGGGTGCCGGCGGAGGCTTTTTTGTATTTGATGGTACAGTTAAATTACTTCCATCACTTGTGGAAGATTTTGTATTCACGACCACTGGATCTAATGAAGGTATTAACTATTCCTCTAGTGAGATTATTTATGCTTCACACAACTCTTTATTCAATGAAATAGTTTGGTTTTATCCAGCAGGTACTCCTTTAGGTAGTCCAGCAGTTCAAAATGATAGATCGGTTGTTTATAATTATGTAGAGAATAACTGGTCTACAATGACTTTAGCTAGAAGTTCTTATGCAGACGCAAGTACTTATGATGTACCTTATGCAACATATTATGATTCAACTGCTATACCTACTATATCAAATTTAAGTGGTGCAACTAATACTTTTGGCTCTTCTTTATATTATGCCCATGAGATTGGTAATAATGAAATAGCTTTAAATGGAACAGAAACAGCTATCGCAGCTTATATTCAATCGGGGGATTTTGATTTACCCACAGGAGGTGATGGTGAATATCTAATGAGAGTTAGTAGATTTATACCAGATTTTAAAAATTTACAAGGGAATGCAGTAGTTACAATATTTTTAAAAGACTTCCCAATTGATACAGGGACTTCTTCCCAATTAGGGCCTTTTACTATAAACTCTACAACAGAAAAAATAGATACTAGAGCAAGAGGTAGACTAGCTAATTTAAAAATACAAAATAATAATGTTAATGAGACTTGGAGATTCGGAACTTTTAGAGCAGACGTTAACCCTGATGGAAAAAGATAATGGCTAAGATAAACGTATACATACCAGAACCACAACCCGAATACTCTCCGGAAGGGTTTAGACAAATTAACCAAGCACTAGCCACTGTTGAAAATCAATTAAATACTTCTTATCAACAGGACTTGAAAAACGAACAAGATTCCTTTAATTACTTTATGTCATGACAATAAGATACAAAAGCGAAACATTCGATTTAACTACAACTAATCTTACTACTATTTTAACATGTCCTGCAGATGCAACTATTCTTGTAAAAACAGTGCAGGCTAGTCATAAGGCCGGAGGAAGTGTGGTCTTAGATACTTATTTGCAAAAATCTGGTGGATCAGACGTTGAGATAAGTCACCAAACTTTATCAGCAGAATATACAAATATGATAAGTAATACTTTAAATATGGAAGCTGACGATGTTCTTAAAATGCAAGCAGATACTGCAAATGAAATAACAGGAGCTGTAAGTTATGCTTTATTAGATAGATCACAGGAAAATGGCTAAACAAAATTTTTCTTCATTCGTACCTAGAGCAAAACCCCGTAAGCGTCCAAGACGTCATAAGAAGACTCTTAACAAAAATGAAAAAAGGTGTTATAAAAAGTATAACAAACAAGGAAGAGCATAATGACACAAAAAACAGTAATAATTAATGGTGAAGAGGTACCAGTTGTTCCAGCTAAAGCTGAAGAAGAAGTAATTAATAGAAGAACTCAAAAGAAATATGCATCAAAAGAAGAATTTGATGCTGATGTAGCAAATAATGATACAGACACTACAAATGAAGATTTACAAATTAATCAAAAAATAACAGTTGCATCTTTACAGGTTTTTGGTAAAACCAAACTATGAAACCCTATGGTGGAACTGAAATACAATTCGATTATCTAAAAAAACACGTACCTATATCTTTAATTGATTCAGTACAAATTACAACTTCTATACCAGAAAAAATACCTTTAGATCCGGTTAAGTCAAATATACTTTGGATAAAAAATTCATACGATCAACCTAACTTACAAAGCTGGTTTCAAGATAAAAATAACCATTCTAAATATGATTGGTATGTATTTAACTCACATTGGAGTTACGAGAAGTATAGATACTTTTTTAAAATACCTGAAGATAAATGTACAGTAATAAAAAACGCAGTTGATTATGATGAGTTGCAATTAAAAACAGATTTTACCCCTAAGGAAAAAGTTAAAATGTGTTACATCTCAACTCCTTGGAGAGGGTTGGAAGTTGCTTTAGCTACAATGGAAGCGATAAAAGATCCCGATATTACTTTAGATGTTTATTCAAGTACTATTATATATGGTTCATCTTTTCATAACCAAAACGATAAAGGATATGAAAAGCTTTATGAAAAAGCTAAAGCATTACCTAATGTTAATTACATGGGTTATTGTCCACATGATGAATTAGTAAGTAAGTTAAAAGACTATGATATAAATTGTTTTCCTAGTATTTGGGAAGAAACATTTTGTATATCTGCAATGGAATCATTGGCAGCGGGTCAGTTATTAATAACCACGGACCTTGGCGCACTACCAGAAACCTGTGCTGAATTTCCAATTTACATTCCTTATACACCCGACAAAGCAAAACTAGCAATTCAATTAGCTGAATGTGTTTTACAATGTAAAGAAATGCTAAAAACAGATTTATCCTGGGGACTAAAATATCAACAAGAATACTTCCAAAGATTCTATGATTGGAAAATAATAGGTAAATTTTGGACTAACTTTTTAAAAGGAGCGCTCACTGTCAAACGAGAACAAAAATAACCATTTAATGGTATGTACACCAGTGCATTCTGATGTTTCAATACATTTTGCTAAAGCTTGTTTAAATTTACAAAAAGAATGTATTTTAAATAAAATAAAAATTACTTTTCAATTGATGAAATCATCTTTAGTTACTCAAGGCAGAAACCTGTGTGCTTCTGGTTTTATGAATTCAGATGCAGATAGAATGATTTTTATAGACAGTGATATGGATTTTAGCACTCGGTCAGTATTAAGATTGTTCAACTCGCCTTATGATGTTTCTTTAATACCTTATCCTATGAAAACAGTTAATTACGAAAAGTTTAGAACTGATTTAATTGCAAGACCTGATGATTTACCTAATACGATGGGTCATGTATATCCTCTAACTGTTAAAGATCCTAATAACCTTTCACCTAAAGATGGTTATATAGAAGTGACAAGAGGACCTACAGGTATGATGATGATTAAAAGAACTGTGTTTGAACAGTTAGAAAAAGAATATGATAACCTTAACATTGTTCAAAAGACTATGGTCAATGGAGAGCTAGTAGAGAGACCTCATTATTATAATTTTTTTGATTCATACTATAGCCCGAAAGATAAAACCTACACTGGGGAAGACTTCTATTTTTGTAAATTATGGACTTCAATGGGTGGTAGAATACATGCTCTTATAAACGAAGAAATAAGCCATGTTGGTGAATACCATTATACAGGTAAGTTTATGGATGACTTGCAAAAGTTGGGTGATATTGAAGAATAGTCTTATATAAGTTAAAATAACATAATAACTGTAAAAAATTATTATGGATCCATTTACAATAGCACTAGCAACTTTCGGCGTTCAAAAGCTTAGAGGCAAATCTACAAAAAGATCATTAAGAGACGCTGCAATAGCAGGTGGTTTAGGTCAATTAGGTGGTATGGCGGGAGTACCTGGAATGCAGGCGTTTGGCCAAACATCATTGCCGGGTATGACAGGTCAGTTCATAGGACAAACCACTGGTCCTGCGGGTCAACTTATAAATATGCCGTTAACTCAACAATTTGGACAAACTACTGCAGGTAGTGGTATTTCAAATTTATTAGGAGAAAAAGCTTTAACAGCAGAACAAATTGAAGCTGCAAACTTATCAGGCAAGGCAGCAACAGATGCTGCAAAAGGTTCTGGATTTATGAGTCTAGGTACAGGAGCACAATTAGGAATAGGCGCGGGACTAACAACATTATTAGCTGGTGAAGATGAGCCGGCAGAAATGCCTGAAGGTACTAAACCTGAAGATTACGCTGAAGCTAAAGTAAAAGCTGATAAACAATTAGAAGATATTTTAAACACTTATGATTATGAAGCAGATGCTGCAGGGGTTAATCAAACTCAATCTCCATATGATTATGGTGGAGGTGCTGATTCTTTGTATAGTTTTAATAAAGGTGGAATTGCAGAAATAAAAAAATTTAATAAAGGTGGTATAAATTACTTACCTTCTATGACAGATCATGACAAGAACGATACAAACAACTACACTAGAGCAATGGGTTATGTAGAAGACGGTTCAGGTAATGGTGATAAAGATGAAGACACTATGTTAGCTCAGCTAGCAGATGGGGAATTTGTATCAAGAGCAGATGCAATATTAGGTGCAGGTATTATGGAAGGCGGCGATCCAAAAAGCTATAAAGATATGCGTAAAAAAGGTGCTGCGTTTTTTTATGGACAACAAGCTAAATTTAAAAGAATTTTTGATTTATTAGATGCGTCTAGAAAAGAAACAAATTAAAAAACAAGTCGGTGTACTACACATCGACGCTACGAAACTTGACGAGTATTGGTCACTTGTGGAGTTTATGTTAAGAGAGGGTCTTAAACACGATGGTGAACCCATGAGTATTGAAGATCTTAAAGAAGGAATTAAAGAAGGAGCCTTTCAATTGTTTACAATGTTTGGTTCTGATGACGGAATACGATACAAAGTGTTTGGAGTATTTGTAACAAGAATAATGATACTTCCAAACTATAAACAGTGTGAAGTTATTTTGTTAAAAGGAGAAAAAAGAGAACTATGGCAAGACGAAGCTGCAGACACTATAGAGGATTTAGCGATATCAGAAGGTTGCAAAAAGATAGCAGTGCATGCAAGACCGGGTTGGCAACAGTTTTTAAAAGGTAAACAATGGCAAGTAAAAAGATATTTATACACAAAGGAGTTAAAATAATATGAGTTTTATGTTTGGCGGCGGCGGTGGCGGTGGATCCTCTTCAGGGACACAAGTATCAATAGCTAGAGAAGCACCAGAAGTAGAAAGCAGAAAGCTTGCTCTTTATGACCAGGCAGCAAAACTTGCATCTACTCCGGTAGGTATTCCAGGTTTTCAAGTTGCAGGACCTAGTGGTTTACAACAAACAGGTTTTCAACAAGCAGGTACAACAGGTGTTGGAGCACCCACTACAGCTGCAGGAATAGGTTCAGTACTACAATCAACAGCAGGACCTAACATTAATCAATTTTTAAATCCTTATCAATCATACGTGACAGATGAAATTAGTAGACAAGGTCAAATGGCACAAAATCAATTATCAGCTAATGCAGTTAATGCAGGAGCGTTTGGTGGAGGCCGGGAAGGTGTGCAACAAGCAGAATTACAAAGAGCAACTCAAGCAAACATTGGTCAATCAATGGCTGGAGGATTTAACACTGCGCTAGGTGCAGGGATGCAACAACAAGGTTTACAACAACAAGCAGGTCAATTATTAGGAGCTTTAGGTGGTCAACAACAAGCAATGCAACAAGCAGATATTGCTAGTCTATTACAAGCCGGTGGAGTACAACAACAGTTAGGACAGCAAGCATTAGATGCATCAAGAGCAAGTACAATGGCACAATCTTATGAGCCTTACCAAAGACTAGAGTTCTTAAAAGGAATCATGACTAATATGCCAACATCACAGTCTGCCGTTACAGCGACCACGGCACCAGGAACTAATCCATTAGCGCAAGCAGCAGGTACAGGAATAGGTGCATATGCTGCCTATAACATGGCAAATAGGAGATAACACATGCCTTTATTTATTCCACCAGCATTGATGGGAATAGGCGCTACTCTTGCAAGAGTAGGTCCCGCAGCGGCTAAAGGTTACAGAACTCTTAAAGGTATTAGAGCAGCTCGTGCAGCATCAGGTGCTAAAATGGGTTATCAAAAAGCTTTAGGTTCTTCAGGTGCAGGTTTAGGAACAGGAACATCAGGTACAGGGTTACAAGGTTTAATGGCTAGAGGAGCTAAAAAGTTTCCAGGAGCTACAGGATCTACGGAACTTGGTACAGGTGTTTTACTTGGTGGAGAAGGTGTTGGAGATATCGTAACAGGTAGTAGAGAGGGAGACTTTGGTCAAATTGCTTCAGGTATAGGTCAGTTAGCTTTAGGT